CAATGGTGAAACGGACTTTTCCTTCAATTGAGATGATTGTCTTATCTGCGGCTAAACAACATCCCTTTGATGAAACCCCTCACTTCTGTATAAATTGGATAATGGACTATTGATTTAGATCCTCCTAACAGCACCGGGGTTCGGCGCCAATTGGCCATCTTTGTTGATGGTTCCAGCGCATAGTGGTGAAAAGCCGAGACTGAAGTTAGAGCGGGGCAGTGCCCTGTTGAAACAGTCATGGTAGGGCAAGCTTAGCATCAGAGATGCTAACTCTTGTGTCTACCAAACAGAAGCTGTAGTCAGCCCGCCAGCATACCGGTCAGTATGGAACAAAACCTATGAGTACAACTTTTATGGAACCCTGCGTACAGGACGCAGGTAAAGCAAAACTGTATCAGCCTTGGGCTGACACAACGGATGCTGATGTTGCTGGGGATAAGGGAATCGATTCGGTCGAGTGTGCAGTTAAACGTAAGACACATGTATGTAAATCACATATTTTCGAGAAAATCGGTGCCCCCCTCGGTGACCTTGGTTACCCCGCGTGGGATGAGGGTCACGACCTACGTGAAGCGGAAGAGTCAATTGACTTTTTCGATCAAGACACGTATGATTGCGAAGAGAATTATTTCGCTTCGCTTTATACCGGGCTTGAATTGGGGGGTGATGATTTCATTCCCGCCCAGGAGCCTATCAAGCGGCAGAAACGCTCAGCGTCCGCTTTTTCAGCTCCGCCAGACCCTGAGCGTGGTCTTTATGTACGCTCGGTCACCGTCCGTGGGAGGATGTTTGATATGCACCAGGGTTGTTCAGCTGGCGCCACTTATGTTGTCTTGGATAAGGGACATTGTGTCTCCATTTATAGCACGCATGGCTTCAAGAACGCTTTTGATCGTTACTATAATTTCAAGCTCGCCATCAAGCGTCTTTTACCTAACTGCCGCATTGACGGTATTTGGGGTGATAGAACTCTTAGCCAGGTGAAAAATTTTTCACCTCAGGAGATTGAGAGTCTACCCTCGGATACACCTTTTGTGTTCTTTGCTACGCCTTTAGGTATCGGTGGAATGCCCAAGAAGACGACTAAACAACCTAAGCCACGTGGAAACTCCCAGATGGCCTCTATGGGCCCCAGGGTTCCTCGGCGTGCCACTGGGAAAGGCGACTTTAACATTGGTGACCTCGTTGGTGCCTTCAAAAAGGCCATACCAAAAGGTACCTTTTCAACGCTTGGTGGAAATGGAGCCGCCGCGCTAGCCGGTATGGTTCCCGGCGGCGCCATGCTCGCTCCAATAGCACGATCAGTCGGTTCTTCTCTTGGACAGCGGTTGTCTAAGTTTGTTGGCTGTGGCGATTACATAGATAATGCCAGTGATGTTTCGGCTAACACCCTCATCAAGGGTGCAGATAATAAGTCGTATCCGGTGTTCAGCAATGGAGCCACTAGCGTTACCATAAAACATCGTGAGTACATTGGGGACATAATCGCTCCTGGTACTGGGAACTTTAGTGTTGCTGAGTACGCGATTAATCCCGGTCTGCAGTCATCCTTCCCATATCTGGCACCCATTGCCAACAATTTTGAGATGTACCGCGTCAAAGGTATGATTTTTGAGTATGTTCCCACAACATCACCATACAACGCGACCTCCGCTATGGGTGCCGTTATTATGGCCGCACAGTATGACTCGTCAAACAATTCTTTTATATCGAAGCAATTCATGGAGAATAGCGATAATGCCATTTCTGCTGCCCCATATAAAGGGATCTTATACGCTATGGAATGCAACTCCGCCGTGCAAAATTGGTATTATGTGCGATACGGTGATTCAAGTCAGCCCATCACTTCTACCGATTTGGCACGCCTTTCAATAGCAACCCAGATACCCACTTCGTATCCTGCAGGCTCCCAGCTTGGCGAGTTGTGGGTCTCTTATGACATTGAATTTTCTCGCCCTCGTCTTAGTGCCTTTTCCTTCGGCTTCACTCGATTTAATTTTCGAATGCTTGGGGGACTTGTCACTGAACAATCTGGGCAAAGTGGTGGATCATGTACAGACGTCCAAACTCAAGTCATCGTCAACGATTCGTTGTATTTTGACTCCAGTTTTTTCTATGTCGCTGTCCAGATTTCCTCGAGATTTCTTACCGCTGGGAATAATATATCCATCACTAGTAGTACAGCGTTCAAACCACCTAATGATGTTACTTACGCTGCCAATGCTATTTCAATTGTCCAGGGTGCTCCTGCTAGGTATTACTATGCCATCAATGCCGGTTACGATTACAATGCCAGTCCTCCAACAACGGCTTTAACTTACCGTTCTGATGGCGTCCAGCATGATGCGATCGACAACCACCCAGTTGGCGGTGCTGCAGTCATGAACATCCAGTTTCAGCTGGCTGACGACAATTTCCAGTCGAATCCCTTTGTTATATGGGTTCCTTACAAGACTAGCGCGGGCACTTTTCTCAATCCTCTTTTTTCTTATCAACTGTTTAATGCTGGGAGAGATTATGATCTCGGGAATAAGTTACCCCTTCGTCCAGCAAATACTTGATGGTGTGGCGCTCTCATTGATATGGAGCGCCCACTTAACGTCTATACGGGATGGTGCATGACAACACCAAATCCTATTTTGCGTCAAGTGGCGGCAGTACTATATCTGCCGGTTCCTCAGTTGATTGTCTTAAAATCAAAACTTGTTTCCAATATTCGCACGTGGAATCATTTTATTTGCGCGACCAAAAACAAACTTTTGTCTTCTATTCACACGGGGGCGAATTTTAATCTAGTGGAAACTCAAACAAAACTCCAGACCGCTGTTGGTATGCGATCTGGTTTTAATTGCACCACAAAAAACAAACTCCATTGTGCTATTAGCACGCCCTTTGGTTTTACCTGCGCTACCAAATTAACATTGCCACATAAATCTAGCGCACGTACTGGTAACAAAAGGTTTGAAGTTATCTACTGGATTTTTCTTTTTATCTACATTGCCCACATTGTCATATCGTCATTGAACGGAAACAATGGCTCAGCCACCAATACAGATGATGTTAAGGGGTATCATGTGAGACACTTGATCTTGGACATTGTATCAACCCTTTTTGGGATGCTTACTTTAGGTTTCTTCGTTTGGCTCTTTATTCTGCATTGTTTTGTCGTCATTGTTCTCGGCATTCCATTTCTTTTCCCTCTTCGTGTCCTTTTGACAGTGGCATGTGGGTTTTGGAAGGTCGCATTGTTTGGCACAAGACTATCTTTGTTTTACGCCTCAATGCACTTCCTTAGTAGTTCTACGAATTATGAAAGGAAATCCTTGTATCGTCTGTTGTGTACCTCTCTTATCTTGCATTTCCACGGCATGCCTATGGCTTCCACATATTTCGCGACCACAGAGTTAGCCTATCGAGGTTTTCATGGGCGTGTTGACGAGTATTTAGTTTGTTCCATCCTTCTCCCATGTTTCATGAATCCACAAGTTCTGTCTCAATTGAATGGTAATAATGGAAGTTGGACAAACACAGATGACGTCAAGACCGCTTTTGGTAGGAGACGTGTCGGCAATAGAGTTAAAGAGGTTAAGGTAGATCCCATCCAGTTTAAGGAGAGTGAACCCGGCACACCAAAGATGTGCAAGCATCTTGACAAGTGTGTCCGTACTAATTGTAAGTACGTCCACCCACCGCTTGCCGTCGTTGAGCCCACCGACAATGAACCCCCTGAACCTGAGATGATCACTTTGAAGATCGATGGGAAGTATTTCGACGGGAAGGCCTTTCATTTTAAGCTTGCGCAGTGCGACCCTAAACATCGTGATGAATTCCAGTTAGTTGAATTACAATCATTCACTTACGGTGAGGTGTATCACCCATACCAACGTGGATTTATTTCTCTTCCGATGTTCTATCAGCTCACTAAGGAGATGGGTTTCATTGGACCCGAGGTCCGCAACCAAAATGCTGTGAGTAATTATATGATGAAACGGTGTCCTACTGCCCCACCCTCTCTTATAACTAGAACATCCCAGTATTATCTCTTTAAGTCTCAGAGTAATGTGATAGTTGCCTCCAACGGTCAAGACGGTAAGTTGTATAGGAAGTTCTCGTCCCATTGTATCGAGAGCGTTAATGCACCTTCCTGGGCTGTCGTTCCTTGTACACAGTCCGTTAAGGTTCCAGACTACAAGTTTAACTTCTTGTTCCAAGTACTCGACCAGCGTGGTTTTACAATGGATTATGAAGTCGATGGCACTTTTACCAACTATCCAATGTTCGATACATCCCTGGAACCCAAGCAGTTTGTGTACTATGGGTGTTCATTTAATCCAAAACCCGAGTTTTCATATTATGGTCGCACTGCCCACAATGCTACTCTCGGCTTGGCTAGGTACTTTGCTCAACGTCCCAACGAAGACGATCTGAACTCCAACCAGCTTAAGTTGTTGAATTACATGCCTTATGCTGACATTTTGGATTGTTGTCGTATGTGTGGTGGCACAGCCACTATTAAAGGCGACGATAGGGAGGTCACCGACCGGGACGGCGAGACCTTTAAAATACCACCCGATACCAAATTACAGCCACTGTTTGAGCACCTCAACAGCTTTTTCTCCTCTGGTTACCGTTATTATCTCGCCATTTACGCGATTTTCTTGGTAGCCTCTGTTTTCTTTTCCTCCCTGTTCAGTGACATATACTTGACGTCATACGCTTTTGTTGATCGTTATATTCATTTGTCATCTGTACTTGAACGTCCGACCCCAAAACGTGAAGTTTACCTGAACTGGTTCAACGGCTCCTCTTTTTTCGATATAATGTTTGGAAAACTCGAGTCATGGACCTCGAAGGTAAAGTTCGAAGTTGCTAAGTACGACAGTTATTCTCGACTCTTTGCATCAGCGGATTGGTTTTGCTTGGCGGACCCAATATCACCCGAAATCTTGAAGAAATTCTTTTCCACCCCGATACGCCTGGACCAGCTATTTGGGAACAAGACACTTGGTGATTCTTACCTGCTTTTTAGTGACTGCCAGGAGCCGCATGCTTCTGATCAGTTCTTCCACGATGTCGTGTCGTATGACAGTGTGTTCGCATACTTTTCGGACGACGGCTTCATCAAGTATACGCGTGACGGGGTCACGCGTTATGTTGAGACGGACATTTCTAAATGCGATATGTCTAATCGTCTCGCTATTTTTGTCATAGCCTATTGGCTGTTGACGTTGGTTTTTCCTCGGCCGGTTGCAGAGCTGCTGATAGCTCAGTGCGCCCAGCCTACGAAGTTACCCAATCCGGACAACCGAGATGAATTCGTGTTGCTCCGACCGTGGTTCTTTTTCGAATATAGTGGGTCATTACTCACGACTATTCTGAACAACATCGCCAGTCTTATCATAATGACGGCTATCTATATCCACCTGTCAGCGGGTGGAACGAGCGAAAAGATTGTAAACGCTGCTATGGATTATGGATGGGTTCTCACAGTAAAAGAATGTCCCAGTATCGCACAAGTCACCTTTTTGAAGCGATTTTATGATGGACAACGCAGCGTAAAGTGCCTCGGCACTATCCTGCGTTCATTCGGTGCGGTTGAAAAGTTTGAAGCCGCAACTTTTGGAATAACGACAAAACAGTTTAACAACATGACAAAACCCCAACTCTTTGAGCTCTATTGCCGGCTCAGAGTTTTATCTTACAAGAATGAACCAGGCAATTTCATCCTAGATGCGTTGAGATCGAGATTTAGTTGTCAAGTGGACGGATATCGTACACCTGATGACTGTTTCGTCGAACGCTACGGTTTGGATGCTCTTGATATTGCGCAACTCACTACCATGTGTAATGACTTGTCTTTTGGAGATCACCACACAAATGTGGGTCTACAAAAGGTATTTAGCGTAGATTATGGGGTACCCTTTACCGAACTAGTAGTCGGAGATAATACCTTTCACACCGGGCCGGGTGTAGAAGGGGAACTCTCTGAAGGGAATTAGTTCATCCCTAGTGCAGAAAGCAACTGCACGATAAAAACAAACTTCCGATAATGGAC